TGTCGGTGTTCTCTCCGCCGGCGACTCGTCGCGCGTCCGTGTACCGGACCCTGGGGAGCTCGACGACGTATCCGTTCCCGGCCGCGTCCTCCAGCACGAACCCGATGGCCGAGGCCGTCCAGTCCAGGAACTTGTCGATGATCGTCCTGGACGAGTAGTAGGCCGTGAGCGAGCCGGAGACGGCACACTTGCCGGCTCCGAGACTGTTCGCGCCCAGGAGGCCGAGGATGTTCCTCGCGCGCCCGTTGTTCGCGAGCGTCAGGTTGAGCGCCTGGGTCTCGAAGTTGTTCGCGGTGGCGACGATCGGAGTTCCCTCGGCCACCAGGATGGCGTGATCGACTCCGTTCATGATGTCCGTCGTCGGCGCGGTGTCGTAGCCGGTTCCGGTGTTGGATGACGGCGAGGTCTGGATGGCGCCGAGAACCCCGAGAGCACCGGTCACGATCCTGTCGACCGGGATCGCCAGGTCGAGACGGTCCATCATGCACCCGACGTTGAGCTCCCACTCGTTCGTCAGGTCCGTGAACTCCTTCTGGATCGACCAAGTCCGGAGATCGACTCCGTTGACGATCTGCCCGCCCATCTTGATCGTGCGAGCCGCGGAAGCCTCGTCCACCAACACCGCCTTGCCGGCCACGGTGATCGTGTTGGCATCAGCGTTGGTCAGGATCTTGAAGTAGCCGTTGTTCGCCGGAGCGGTCATCCCGGAGACCTTGATCCACTGGCCGACGACCGCGTTCGTGAACAGTGCCGTTCCTGTGATTGTTCCCGTGGCTCCGGTGACGGTCACGGTTCCGGACATGTCTTCCTCCGATCCCCAGGCAGTCGCGAACAAAGCGCTCGCCAGAAGATCGTCGAAGGACGTGTGAGACAGCTCGAAGTTCAAGTCGCCAGCCACGTTGATCCCGGTGCGAATCACGTCCGCGACTTGCCTGTCGCTCCTGAGCTCGGTCGACTGGACCGCGGCGGCAGCTTGTGCGAGCGACTCAGCCGTGAGACGGAGGTCATCGTAGTTCACAGCGGTCGGCGCAGTCTTGAAGGTTGTTTCTTCCGCAATCGATACGCGGATCTGGTCAGCATCCGACATGATGCGTTCTCCTCATTGTGCTTAACTCGTCTCGTCCCAGTAGAACGGACAGTTGACGTTGATCTGGTACCAATTGTCGTCCCGGCCGACTCTGTCTTGACTCGGCGTATGCCACGAGACATCGCCATCAGTAACAGCACGGAACTCTCGCCTGATCGTGTCAGCGACTCGAGTCTGATCTCGGTCACCGTCGCCGATCGGGCCAAAGATCTGCGCGATCATCACGCCTGGGTTCCTGAACCGCTGGGAGCCGATCGCCTTCGCGGCAGAATGCCCGTTGAGTATTGTCACTCTAACCCAGATCTGATCCTGCGGCTTCACGAACTCCTGGTTGTCGTACTGAATCCTCGAACCAGTCCCTGAACTGCGTGAATCCAACCCCAAAGGAGCAGTCACTTGAGCCTCGAAGCGGGCACGAATCGAGTTGTGAGCGTCCTCCCACTTCGTCAGTACCATTACAAGCTCCCTCTGAGCTCAGCGCCCTCTTCCTCGAGAGCAACGGCCAGCATCCCGTTCGCAGCTTGCTTCGACCAGCCCTTCTCCAGCATCGTGATGTAAGTCATGTTGTTCGTCAACCAGACGATCTGAAACGGCTGAAGGCTCGCTAATCGTTTCGTGTTCTTCTCGACCATCTGATTCGCTGTTCCCTCGTCACCTTTCGATCTGCTCGACTTGCCTGATCTCGAGACGCCTGGTCCACCCTTCAGCGTGCTAGTTGCTGGTGAGCCTATGGTAAGCTGCCAGTTTCCGCGTGCGCGTCCGGTGTCGACAGGCGTGAGGAGGACAACCCTGCGAAGAAGACTGAAAGCCAGCCGCTTCTGGATGAGGACGATCTCCGCAGGAACACGCTTCCTGGAAAAGTCACTGAGGTCCTTGTTGAACTGCCGGAGGCTCGCGTCCATTCGCACCGTTGCCATCCTAGGATCCTCCCTTGAGGTCTAGGACGTACAAGCCGACCAGTGAACCGGTGTAGATCGCGCCGACTGAGACGACAGTATACTTCTCGGAGTCCAGCTCGACTTCGGTCCCAGGAATCGGCTCGAAGCTCAGGTCCTTGGCCGGGAGCCCGATCTGGGCATCCCCAGTCAGCACCATGTTGCCTACGCCCAGCATCTTCGAGTAGTCTGCCGGAGGAGTGACGCGGTGGACATAGACGTCGACTGAGGTGTCTTGGTTCACCCCAGCAGCGACATCGAACACACTCGTGCGAATCGTGAACCGAGCTTCCTTGCCGAGATCGTTGACAATCCCCAGGATCACGGGCAGCAACCTGTCGAGGCCTGTCGCTTCTGGGACAGAGTACCCGCTTCTCGTCGTTCCTCCTCGCAGGTTGAGGATATACAGCGCAACGTCACGACCGGAGGGAATCTGCTCTACTTCGACTACTCGCCACTCTTCACCGTCTATGTTCACGCGCATTGCGACGGTCGGCTCGAAGCTCAGGTCCTTGGCCGGGAGCCCGATCTGGATGTCTCCGGCCTGGATCAGCGATGAGTTGCTGAACTGCTCTTTGTGGTTGCTAGGAGGCGTGACAGTCGCTGAGTGAGACACTTCTGATCCGGCTGCTGTCAGTCCAGTAGCTGGATCGTAAGTGTTTCCGGTCACTACTATGAACTCGACGGGCTTTCCCAGGTCTGCTACGATATTGTACGCGGTCTCGACCAGACCGTCCAGACCACCAGCAAGTCCATCAAGTGGCGTAACAACGATCACAACAGGAGCGTAAACAACCGAACCCGAAGCGATAAACTCGGCAGTCGCAATCTGTCCAGTGATCGCGAGAGCATCGTAAGCGATCGCGCCACTCGCGATGAATGTGCACTCAGCAGCAACAGGACCAGGCGAAGCAACCGGGTCGTAGACCAGGGATCCGGATGTGATGAAGGTGCAAACTGCAAGCGTTGCGCCGATCAGCGCGGTAGGATCGTAGGCTATCGATCCGACGGCGATGAAGTTGCATTCAGCAACGACAGCACCAGTCGTTGCAGTTGCATCGTATATAACAGATCCGCTTGAGATGAAAGTGCATTCAGCGGTGACAGTACCAGGAACAGCCGTAGGGTTGAAGGCCTCAGATCCAGAGGCGATAAACTCAACAGCCGTGATTCCCTCGACAGCCGCAGTCGGATCGTATGCTGCAGAACCGGATGAGATGAACGTGCATTCAGCAGCAACCGCACCCGGAACGGCAGTTGGATCGTATGTAATTGACCCCGCGGAGATAAACCCACATTCAGCGACAATAGCGCCAACAGTAGCAGTCGAGTCGTAGGCTACCGATCCAACGGGAATATAGCCAACCCGGGCAGAAGCATCTTCGAGCAACCCGTCATCGGTCAAGACTTGCCGGATGAGGTCCGCCATGACCTGGAACCCGGCATTCGTCATGTGGGCGTGGTCGCCCTGGTAGTAAGTCGCATCCCAGGGATCGTCCAGCCTGTAGTCGGCGGCGAGATCGACGTATCCGTCTACAATCAAAGTGTTCCTGATATACTCGTTCACTGCTAAACGAGATACCTCATCGGCTCCGGTAATCCCCCCGCACGCGAAAATCGTGCAGACATATACATAATCGGCTCCGGCCGCATACATGCCCAAGGCAAGATCGTCGAGGTCATCCTGCATGTCCGCCGCGGATCGACTACTCAACAAGAGATCGTTGGTTCCGCCATAAAGCAAAGCAATACGAGTACTATACGCAGCGTGAGCAGTGAGCACATCGCCGTGGGTAGTTTGCAGGAGCATCTCCCACAGTTCCTCCCCACCCACAGCATCGTTGTTCATCTTAGGAGTAGAGACGTGGGTATCGTTGCCTAGAACTATCGGCCAGCGTACAAAAGTGGTATTGTAGTCAGAGTGTGAGTCTCCCTCGATCCCAAGGTACACGTCTTCGCCCCGACTGACCGCGCCATGCTCCGCTGAGAAGTAATCCAACACTGCCGCTGTCACTTGCTCGGTAAGCGTTTCGGTGTAGATCAAGATTTCGAGGACGTGGGCATTCAGCGGCATGGGCGAGCCGAGAATGGCCGCGCCAACCCTGCCGACTTCGTCCGAGGTCTTGTCGTTGTTGACCCCTACCGTTTCACTCTCGCTGCCGTTGTAGACGTCAGAGAAATACTCACCGCACACCGCGCCGATGACCTGCACGCAATCTTCGCCGACAACGATCGAGGTGTCCTGGTCCGCAGTAGTGAAGACCGAGAACTTCCCGGGCGTGCCCGCTACTGACTTCGCGAAGAGTTGGAAATACCCTGGATCCGAGTTCCGAAACTCAAGAAACGTGCCGCTCAAGGTAGGCCGATTCAAGATCGAGCGGAAGCAAACGAAGACCGAGCATTGCCGAAAATCGATAGACAGCGATGCGGGGATGTCGAGATACTCGCTGCCGTCGAAGTAGATCGAGTCCCTACCGGCGAAATTCACAGAGTGCGGCCGAACACCATCGATGGTCTGCGTAAGGTCTTCGGATCCGACTTGATCGGCAACGTTGCTGATCCCAGATCCGGCTTCCGTGATCCCCACTCTGGCATCGTACCGATGAGCAAGAGCTACCATCGGGAGTTCACCCGCCACGATCCCTGTCACATCATATACGGCAGATCCCGCGGAGATGAACGCGCAAGTCGCAACAATGCCGATATCCGCAGTCGGGTCGTAGATAACTGACCCAACCGAGATGAACCCGCAGGCCGCGACGACCACGCCTGGTGCCGCGGTCGGATCGAACGCCTGCGAGCCGGCTGAGATGAACCCTGGCG